ATCAAAATCGAAGAACTCTCTGACCTGGACGCGGAAATGTTCCTGCAATCCCAGATCGAAGCTGAACTTTCTGCGGTGGAGGCATAACCATGAAAACCAAAGCTCTCATCCCTGCTATTTACTTCTTGAATGAAGATGAGCCCGTGCCCACGGACAAGGAGTATATGACTGAAGACGGATTGTTCTTGATCACCGCTTCTCCTCGTCCTCAGACGCGTTACGACTTGTTCATCAACGACTGCGGATGGCGCTTCGTCACCGAGGTTTCTTCTTTGAGGTGTGCAAGGGTGTGGATCAAGAACTTCTACCGCACACTGACGATCGTAGAACCGAAGTCAGAGATTGTGCCTCTTCTCGCGAAAGAACAGAGCGCGGTGAACAACATCGATTCGTTCTTGCCGAAGAAAGGGAAGTTCGTTCTCAACTACGATGCGGAGCTAGAGCCGGACTTGGTGCATCATGAAGGTACGATTCACTATCTCTGGGTGTCGATCGCGGAGTTCTACCTTTCAAACACCTACAATTATTAGCGCGGAGGCGCTTGAGATGATCCTTCTCTCTATCCCCTCTGGACGCTACAAGCATACAATCTCGCGTCACGGTAAGCGCTTGGACCAAGGAGGGGATGGGGTGAAATGGAGCTGTTCTTGCTCTAGACGCTCGCGCTGTCCCTACCTGCATCTACTTCTACGCGGGAAGATCCCTGCTCAAGACACGACAAACGAGCGCGCTGCAGCGTATCGTTTCTTTACCACCTTTCAACGTGGTACGGTTGTCTATATCGTACCGAAAAAGAGGAAGTCATGATAACGACGTTCATCCCTCTACACGCAGATGTGAAAAATCCAATCTCATGGAGAGCTCTGCTCTGGCTTTACAGTAAACTCTATAAGCACCAGAAGCTGCTCATGCCTTACAGCAGCATTGAACCGAACGGTCTGCACTACCCACCGTCCTTTGATAAAGGGATGCAGGAGCCTTCTCCTTGCTACTTCGCGGGATGCGTGCCGAACATGCCGTGCAAGGTGGAAGCGTACGAGAAGTATTGCGCAGAGCAGTACGAGCCGACCAACCTCGACGATCTTGATTACTAGGAGAAACGAATATGTCGCGAAGAGAAGCTATCAAGCTGACACAGCACTGGATTCTACGTCCGGTAGGCGCGGAACGTCTCGACCATGTGGTGATGAAGAAAGATGGAACTGTTCAAATCGTGCTGACGGAGAAACGAAAATGAGCGCTTCTGATTTCCTTAAAAAACTGCGAGTGCGTCCCGGTCTACAGATGACTACCCATGTGTGCTGCAAAGACGTGTACGTGGATTTTCTGTACGACAGAGGTAGAAAGACGTTCGCTCTCCGTCTTTCATGGCCTGGTAGGTCGAAAACGATCGCGATACCTGAGACCGAAGTACAGACCAAATCCAGGTCACAGTGGATGACGGAGCGGACTTACACGTTAACTGATGCGTGTATCGCGCGGGTAGCGTCTGGGCTGGATTTAGCTCTCGCCGCGATACAGGAGAAACAAAAATGAGTATGACGTCAGAAGAGAAGATCGCCTTCGTTCGCGGTCTTGCTGAGAACGTGACTTGCAAGCTCACCTCAGCAATCAGCGCAGGAGCGATCCCGGAAGATTGGGAAGGCGTCGAGCTGCGCTGGATCTTAGAGCGTCTCTTCAAGGAAGCTGCTCGCGGCACGATGCGACAACCCGCGCGCAAAGCAGCGTTCACCAAGAAGATCTACCGCATCAACCACGACCACAACATCAACCTATAGGAGCTTCAACGTGAAGATCTGGCTCAAGTGTTTCAATTGCGGATGTGGTCTTCTCTCTTACAAGGAAGATCCATCTGGACCCAAATACTGCAAACCGTGCTGGCTGATCTGCGTGAAATAGGAGAAGAAATGACGCTCGCTGCTCAAGTCCTCAACAACGTCTCTTGGCTCCCCATCGCATGCGTGATCGGCTTCGCTGTCAGCATGCTCAGCGTTCCCGCAGTCTTCCTCTTCATCCCGAAGGACAAGTAACCATGAGCTCTCGGAATCTAACTACTGCGTCTACCGTTACCTATCCTCAGATTCAAGGCTTCCTCAACAGCATCCGCTTGCTCACCAAGGGACTCTCGCAAGGGTTAGCAGTAGAAGTGCTCTCGGACGAGATAGAGCGACGGGTGCACGATGTTGTGACCTTGTACGAGAGACAGTGCGAGATGAGCGATGCTCTGCGCGAAGACTGCAAAGCGCGCAACGATGAACAAATCGCACTGCGCAAGCGCCTCTGTGCACTCATCGAACCCGTACTAGAACCAACAGCACAAGCTCTCGCTGACAAGCTCTTGGATGAGCTGCGACAGTAAAGGTCGAAACCTGGTGCGCTGGTGCGACAGCCGCCGGTTCTGCACGTCATGCGTGCACTGATGAGACCACACCACATTTAATAGGAGATCGAAGATGGGTAGCCAAATACGATGTCGCTCCTGCCGTCATCCTCACTACAACGCAGACTGCACAGAGAAGTGCGGCTGTAGCAAGTTCGTAAAACCAAAAAAGCGCTTTGCTAGCAAGCCCGTTCTAGAGACTGACGAAGCACTGCGACAGCGTCTCTGCGACGCGATCCCTCAAGGAGCGACGTACACAGCGGAGGATATCGGTACCGCGTCTGGTGAGCAGCTAGACGCGATAGCAGCGCAGTACAACATCAAGCGTGAGGGTCTGTCATGAGCACCACAACGAACGTCATCCTAGCGTGTTCTACGGACGATACTGGACTCGCGTATCATGCGCTATGTGTGAGAGAGGGTTGCACTGTCTCGGGTCCTGTGGGTGATCCACTTAACGCCGCCGGTTTGGTCGTGCATCGCTCAGGTCAAGAGATAAGAGATGCACTAGCCAAGGTAGAATGGTCAGAGCCTGCTGTGGTGCGTCTGCTCATCCAAGAGCAGGGAGACGCCGCCTTCAGTGTATGGAAACTGAGTCGTGATCCATTCAGGTCAGAGGGTCCTGTGTACTGGCGCTGTGCGCTCGGACCTGACAACGATTAGCGTTGACGAATCCACAGGGGGTAGGGGTGGGTACTCCCCTGTGGTGTGAAAGCGAGAAGGGGGGTGTTGGATACTGGCTGATCGGTGGCGGAGAGGTAGACTCCATCAGCTAGTTTTTCTTTCTTTTTACTCTACTTTTTTATTGCCGAGTGCTTACACGTCACGTGACCACACGTAGGACACACAGGAGCCTTCTCTATATCAGCGCGGAATAGCTCATCGTGTCCTGACAGGGAGAGACCGCTTCTTTCGTTTGCTCTAAATTCGAGTATCCGTATCGATTCCCGTAGCATTGCAATCACGTCCTGATTCATGCGCCAAGGGATTTGCTGGTCCACGTACTGCATACGGTCTATCAACGCTCTCAACACTTCCTGCGTTGTCGTGCCATGGTGTGCTCCCATGTTCCCTGGGAACTTCTCACCCTCTCGTTTGACGAACACTAGCTGCACGTCTACTTGACCGTCTAATGTGTCCAGCTGATACCTATGTCCAGGGTCTATGACTTTCATGTCGGGAATTCTATACCAACCTGCCTAGGAGAAAAACCATGTCTCATCGCGTCTTCGTTACAGGTCCCCGAGACAGAACAGCTGATCGTCCACCGAGCGAACCAGGAAAGTGCGTTGTCGTAAACACTACGTCTCGTGCCGGGTGGTCTTCCGCTTTATCTCCCTTCAAGCTCGGTCCTTGTAAACTCTACAAATCCGCACCCATCCTTCTAGCTCGGACCATGGAGAATCTTTGGCAATACGCCAAAGTCTATCCTGAGCACATCCGTTCAAACGGTGAACCTGGAAGACGTTACTTTGAGTGGGCAGTCTCGGGATGGGAGAACCCGCGTGCTGTTCGTTATCCGATGGGGAAGGGAGCGAAGCCGCTCTACTCTTACTGGAATGGAGAGCATCTTGACTACATTCCTGCACGCAAGCGTATCTACGTTCGCAAGTACGCTCGTGCGGTGATTCAAACTGACGCTTACCTTCGTCTCAAGAAACTCCTTCGCACTCAGGATGTAGTTCTCTGGGATTTTGACGGGTACAACCACAAAGCGCAAAATCGAGATTGGGAATACGTTTTGAACGACCCCACTCGACCTTGTGGACATGCCTTTGTACTAGCTGCTCTTCTTGAGCACGACTTAGACGAAGACAAATTCAGCTAGGAGAAAACCGATCATGATCCACTGTCCCACCTGAACCTACCATTAGCTTCTCCTAGGTATTGCATCCTCAGCGACGGGGACGCAATATGAAATAGATTTACGTAATTGAATAAGCACAACCCTGCTACAATCAACTACGTACCTAGGAGAAGCTGATGTCCAAGACCGTCTCTGTAAAAGACATGCTCGACCAAGCGAATGCAGCGCTCGCGTCGGACTACTCGCCGACCAAGTATCCGATCACCCACAAGTGGATGAAGTGGACCAAGAAGAGCGCACCGGACATGACGAAGATGTACCGACTTGGCATCTGCACCATGATCGAAAGCGTGCTTCATGCGTCGGGGAATTACGCAGGATTTACATACCTGGATTCCCCTTTTGTGGATGGAGTCACCGACGAGTCTCGACGACGTTACATCATGCACAAGAACCTCACCAAATGAACACAGGAGCTTGGTACACAGGACCACCAATTCCTACACTAACAGCAAAGGAACTTAAACCCATCCGAGAGAAGATGAAAGCGGACGGATTCAAAATGCCGCGCGTCGGATGGTGCGTGCGTATGAGCAACGGACAAGAGATCTGTCAAGACAACCGACGATTAGCGTTGACGAATCCACAGGGGGTAGGGGTGGGTACTCCCCTGTGGTGTGAAAGCGAGAAGGGGGGTGTTGGATACTGGCTGATCGGTGGCTGAGAGGTAGACTCCATCAGCTAGTTTTTTATGTTTTCTGTTTCTACTTTTTTATTTTCTGAATCTTGAACTACTGCCGTCCTGAATTTCAAACCTCACGTCTAGGAGAAAAGTCATGCTTACGACCGTTACCCTTGGAATATGAAACGCCCCACCTACTTGGCGCGGTCCGCGTCATCGAACCCTCACTCTTCAGCAAGTTATCTCCGAAATTCAGAGTCATCCTGACAGCTATGGTGTTCGCGAACGATACGCTATGCCAACTCATCTAAAGCTGTCTGCACCTAACGTCGTTTCTGTATACGCTGGAGATACTTATCTCGCATCGTTTGGATGGAGACCTTGGAATCCTGTCCTCCGTTCGCACGATTACCTCTTCCTTTGCGGCTAGGAGTTGTCTCGGACTTCCCATATCCTCACTCGTTGACTCCAACTCTAGAAGGGTTTCAAATGACAGAGCGCCAAGCTCTTGGTTACACTCAAACTTGGGTCTCAAGCGTCTTACTAGACAAATTCAAATCTCTCTAGGAGTCTCACCTATGCGTTACCTGTTCTTGCTTCTGTTTCTCTCCGGATGTTTTCTCACCGATGTCCCAGATCTTACCAATCCCTACAACCTAGAGGGAAACGGTCCCTGGTACTACCGCACGCATCCTCAGTGCGAAGTCTACCTAGACGAGAGTATTAAAACCGAGATGCTCCGCTACGGTCCCACCTACAAACCTGCGCAGTACGATCCGCACTACCATAGTTGGCTCGACTGCATCCAGCGTGAGTTCGATTCCAAGAAACTAGACGGAGGAATCTGATATGACACCACAGAACAGAAAGCTACTACAGAAACTACGTAATCGTTTCAGCATGGATGAGCTGCCTCGTTTAGAGGTCTTCGAGCTCATCCGTTTGGAGCGAATAGATGCGACCGAGCAAGCGCGCATCTGTCCAGGTTGCGGTCATACCGATCCTATGTGTCACCACACACCAGATAGTCAGAAGTGTCCCTGTAGCAGAGATCAGGAGCACATATGAGCAGCAAAGACGGCAAAAGCTATGCACCCATGTCGCGATCTCTCGTTCAGTTAGCAGCGCGTAATTGCATCGCTGCAATTGAGAAAGACCGAATCGCAGCAGTCCGCATACTTCTAGATCAAGAAATTGCGTCTGCTAAGCGCGGCATTTTCGGTTTCTTCTCTCAGACCATAGACGACGCAGAAGCTGAAAAGCGACTCCGTGAAGGAGACATCGTCAGCGCAGTAGAGCTGCAACTTGCACGCAGTATGTACGACCGTCAGTACACCGTCGCGTCCGAGCTCCTCCAGCTATCCCGCTTCTGCGAAGGAGACACCATCTCCATCACCGCGGAAGACTTCGCACGAATCTCTGACTTCGCCTAGCTCGACTTAGCTTCTCCTCGGTTTTGCATCCTCAGCGACGGGGACGCAATACGAAATAGATTTACGTAATTGAATAAGCACAACCTGCTACAATCAACTACGTACCGAGGAGAAGCTAATGATCAAGATCTTCGTAGCGCCGAAACCGTTCAAGAAGTCCCAGACGAATTTTGCTTGGACGACTGAAGGAGAGATCCTCTACATCGGGAGTGGTTCTCCTGGGATGCTCTTCGGCACAACCTCGTTCAAGGGAACTACCTGCGCTGTCGTGACTGAAAAACCGCTGACGATCAAAGCGTATGCGGAACTCATCTCCAAAGCATATCAGCACGCTTGGAGGGTTCCCGCTTCAGAGGTGAACGCAAAAGCACTCAAGCAAGCACGAGCGCTTATCAAGCTCGCTTCCAAGTACGAACCTAACACCACCGTAAAATTCTAACTAGTTCAACCCAAAGAGAAGGAGCAAGCAACCATGACCACTCTTAAAGTCGGCGACAAAATCGAAGCAGTCTACAGCTCTACTATCAGCAACGCAGTCCCAAGTTTCGTCCTCCCGACTCCGCAGACTCACGAATATCTCTCAGATCACACGTCCCCGGAAACCGCATACGTAGTGGATGATTACCCGTTCGGTTTCCGTCTGCGTTGCAAGATCCGCTACTGGATTGAGCGCAAAGCGAAGCATGGAGATCGCTTCGTCTCTCAGACCACGAACCCTAAGCTCTCCTACGAGAAGTGGAATGCTCCCAAGCCGAGCACTTACACTCAGATGATGTTCATGCTGCGCGACAAGCAAGAAGGAGAGACCAAGGGACACATCACTCACGTAGGACTCAGCATCAACTACGTACAGACGCTGGAGTTCGTCAAGACGTTCTGGCTCGACTCGCTCTCCCCCGAAGACAAGAAAGAGTTTGAGACGCTCTACAAGATCTCCAAGGTCATGAACAAGTACAGCTGGGATCGCTTCAACGAGACGATGGAGACGTTGCGCGCAGAGATCTCACAGATCGAAGGTGTATCCCATTACGTCAGCATCCTGCGTCACTTCGGACACAAAGTCTAACTAGGTCGAAACCCTCGGTCGGTACAGCCGAGGTTCCGTGCGTGATGCGCACGTTGATGAGACCAGACCTAAGAGAAGGAGCACCACATGACAGAATGTCATTGCGATTATTGTAAGAACTCCTGCGGTCCTATGGGACACCCAGGACGGTTCTTGCCGGGGGAAGCGGAGAAGGTTGCAGCGTTCAAAGGACTGACGCTGCAGGAGCTATTTACGAAGTATCTAGGGGTCGAGTACGATCGTGACTCTAGCGCGGATGACTTGTTCTTGCTCGCTCCTGCGACAGTGGACATGAAGCCAGGTCACGAGTATCCCGGCTACCCTCGGGGTCAGTGCGTGTTCTTCAAAGATGGTGGATGTGAGATTCACGCAGTGAAGCCGTACGAGTGCAGGGAAGCGTCTCACCACGACACGCTAGATATCTGCAGACAGCGCGACAGGGTTCTGTTTTCTCGGTGGTCTGAGATGAGCGCACAAGTACAAGTGCGACAGCTCTTAGGAAGACCCCCTATCAAAGCTGAGCTGACCGAACTCGATTGGCTACGTCTGCAGCTTTATTTTCTTGGAATCCCTACCACCGTCTCAGGAGAACCCCCCTATGACTACCGCTAAAGTGTTCGGTAAGACGATTACGGTCACTGAGAAGGGGAAGGGTCCGAAGACTCCTACCCCGTTTACACTCTATCACGCTGCGATGGCAGCACAGCACGGAGCGGTGGAGTGCGACAAGCGCGCGAAGCGTGGACGCTTCTACAACGTCAACGCGCTAGCGCTCTACTGTGGGGCTCTGAATAATATCCGTGAAGCGGTGACGCGACGTTTGAAAGTTAAGACTTGGGAGGAGATTCAGCTTCGCTCTGACCCATTTGCGCACACCGCATACATGATTGCCGTGAGTGAGTTCACGCAGGATACGCTCCGCAGCGCTATCGAGCGTGCTATCGCAAAGACACAGAAGCAGTGCGAAGCAGGCGGATGGAAACTCAGCATGGGTGGAGGTGCAGCGTGAGCAAAGCACCAGTAAAGAAAACTGACCTTATCGAATCCCTTAAACAAGCGACGCAAGCTGAGTCCTGCGTTCGCTGGGCATTGACTCTCTCCTTAGAATCTCCACCGGAGGCAGTGCGTCACGTCAAAATCTCGAACGTAGAAAGTTACGAGTTCCGACTTTACGGATCTCGCTTCTCATTTGGCGGGATCGTGATACGCATTTTCCGCTACAAAGGGCAGAACGACCAAGTAGGTGCAAATTTCTTAGATGAAGTAACGTCTGAGGTAAATCTCAAGTCCTGGCCTCTGGACGCGAAGATAGCGCTAGAACAGATTCGGTCAAAAGCACGACAGATCCAACAGGATCAGGGTTGGAGTGATGGGAGTAATAAGAAAGAGCTGCGAAGTATCCGCAGACTTAAAGCGACAACGTAGCGATGACTCTGCGCGAAGCAGGTCAAGCGGTGATAGCTCACTCTAGAGACGCTAAAGAGCTCTCTAGGATGGGCTATCCAGATCTCGCGCAGTGTAGTCGTGTCAGAGAGTTCCTAGCTCTAGCGACGCTACTGCGCATCAAACTAAATCTCAAAGAGAAGAAGTAGGAGCAAACACATGTCCCAGCCGAATTGGAAACTCGTAGCAGACCTCGGAGACAGCCCTTTCGAGAATGATGCGTACTACATTTACTTCGATACCACTGGAGTCTACGGGTACGAAGCAGAGCACGTGCAAGAGACCGATCTGGAGGCCCGTGGGAATAAGAAGCGCTGGAGCGTGCACCGCTTCTCTCTGAATCGGTTCTCAGAAACTCCCTGCGACGAGTTCTGTGTTATCACCGGAGAGTGGTTCCACAACAGTCTGGATGCAGTAGCCAAGACCATGGGGACCACGAAAGAGGACCTCGTCACTGCGTTCTGCTCAGAGGACATCAAAGAGCGCGCCCGAGCTTGGCGTTACGTAGGGGACTATCACGGGTACGACAACCTAGACCAGTATCCTCTCTCTTTGACGAAGCGTGAGGTGAAAGTGCGCTACAAGGAAGAGCTCGGACTCACCTCCGCAGACAAACAGAAACTGTGCGGAGTGACTGCAGCGCTTACGCTTTTTTCTCTCCTGTTCTCCTTCGCTTGTGGATCTCAAACTGACGCAGTGGGAGAGCCTCCGACGGGTCACAACATCTGGATCATCGGTGACGCTAAGGATTGCAGAGAGGAAGCAGACCTAGCAAATGTCGCTGAGAAAGACTGCGCTGCGTATGGACAGCTCCCCTTCCCTCTTGCTTGGACTGGTTCATGCGATGTCTGGTACATCGGCGTCGCGGGTCCCTACGCAATTCCCGGATACCACTTCCTCACTTTCGAGTGTCTCTAATGAAAGCTAAAAAGGGAGTAGTGCATAAGTTGTGGTGTGTGCGGGATGCGACACGAGACAGCGAGCTTGCGGACGTGCTCTTTGTGCTCCGCATGACTGCACACCAGCTTGCTGGTTACATCGTTGGCTGTCCCTCCCAAAAGAGAGCGCCTGGAAAAACCATCTGTGCAGCTACGGAGGGTGTAGAGACGTTCAAGCGCGAGCACCATACGTTCTATTTCGATCACGCGAGCGCAGTGCGCGATGCAAACCGACGACTCGCGAAAGCACGCAAGGAGACGATCTGAGATGTCGAAAAAGAAAAGTCTCGTAGCTGATAAACGACTCATGCTGCGCTGTAGCAAGGCATGGTTAGGTGGAAACTCTGTCGTAGACATCGCTGAGATGTTACCAGGAGATCTCATCGACTACGAAAAGGACATGAAGAGGATGAGCGGTCTGATTCGAGCGTGGCGAAAGCAGCATCCCGAGCTCTTTCCTCTACGTCACAAGAAGCATGCACCCCGACGCAAGAGCACAAGCTACGACATCACGCTGCGCTTCGATGCCTACCTCTTCGGTAGACACTTCCTCAAGAACAAGACTTTCGATGAGCTGACGAAGAAACAACAGATCGCGATGATTCAAAAGAATCTCGACCTATCTGGACCTTTCGATCCTCTTCACAAGCTCTTCACCCAAATCCTTTCGATCAAGTAAGCACCCTGTCGGGTCGCGCTGATCCCGCGCCCGATGGACCACGAGTCAATCAAGACTCACATACCAGGAGAACGAACATGAGCAAGAATCAGTTTCCGTGGCAGGACACACTCGCACAGCGCGTGACTGAGAACCTGATCGATATCAAAGGAGATGGTGTTTACGTTTACGACAATGTGATCTGCGGACTGGATTATGACAACGCTCACGAGTTCCTAGAAGACGTGAAGAACTCCTGCGGGCGACACGACCCAGACAAACCGTATTCCTTGTACTCGCCAGATCTACCTGAGCTGCGTAGGACACTTCTACCCGCTCTAGGTAAGTTGTTGAGCATTGACAACGTCTACAGCGCTCCCTTGTGGGATTGCAGTGTGAACCCCATCACCGAGGTCGGCGAGGTCTTCTGGATCGACGAAGCGAAACCGCGCGTTAGGGAGAAAACGCAGCTCACTCCATTATCTGATGCAGTTACGAAGCTCTACAACGAGACGATGCAGGCTTTTGAGCATGTTCTGCGAAACGAAAAACGTACCTGGCAGAACTACACTACAGATCTACGGAGTTCTCTCCATCGAGTCCTTCAAAACACAAAAGATCGATGCAATACGAATCCAGAAGATGCACGACGCTTATGTAGAGCGATCGTCAACTTGCTCACCCGTGACAGTGTGGAGGTCCCGCGTCAGCAAGGGTCCCCAGAGCTCTCAGAAGCGCTAGAGCGCGTGGTCAACCTGCTCAAGTCACCAAACGACACGCAGTGGACTCAGGACGAGTATCAAGCTGTAAAATCTGGTTTAGTTCCGAGAGAGAGGCGCTGCGGCTCTCGAACTTCTTGTACAAATCTGGATTCAACCTGCAAATGTGACTGCAAGCTCTGCGACCCGAGTACAGAGAGATCACCAATGGTCGGGCATGAGCAAGGATATCAGCCAAGAGGTAGTACACGTCCTCGTTTGTCCTGGTAGAGATTCAACGTAGTGAACCTGACGAGGTACGGCATTTCTTCCCGTCGCGACCTCGTCAGGGTAGAGTGTTCCTCACGGAGGATAGGGATCATGAGCGAAGACATTGAGAAAGCGTTTAAGGGGCAAGCTCCTGGCTACAGCAAGCACGTTGGGTACACTCGCTACGTCAACGGTAAAGCGATCCGCGTAGAAGGTGGAGCGCAACCTCACCAGAAGGTGACGCTCGCTGCTCCAGGTAGCGTCAAGCACAAGGGTGGCGAGTTTCTGGATCGTCTCCACAGCTACGTTCACAAGAAAGCACCTACGACTGAGCACGAGCTGCAGGAAGCTGTGCATCGTTTCGTCCACGGCAAGTTTGAGGGGGACGAGAAAGCTCTTCAGAAATTCCACTCCGAGGGCATGAAGGAGCTTAGCAAGCACGGTCTGGTCACGCACCACGAATCCAAAGCGAAGCGCAGCGAGGAGAAACCCTCTACGAAAAGCCGGGAAGGTCAGGTTGGTAAGATCATCCCGAAGAAGGTTGATACGAGTCTCGGTCGAGGAGGAGAAGAGATCAAGCTGACTCCGACTGCGCGTGAGCAGTACCGTGCGGATCTAGCGAAATACGGGGAGAAAAAAGCCAGAGCAATCATGCGCACTGGCGAGCGTCCGAAAGAGGAGACGAAGTCTCGCAAAGAAGCACCACACCCAGCGGATCAGGAGCTAGCGGAGCGTAAGAAAGAGAAGCCTGCTGCAACACACATACCGCCGCGCGCCCCATCGGCTAGAACGCAAAAACAGAACTCACGAAAAGAGGAAGCTACTCGGTCCGCTGCTGAGGCTCAAGCACGGCAGAAGACAGTAGAGCATCCCAAAGTCGCAGAGTCACTCCCCAAGATTCCTTCGTTTGAGGAAGCGAGTCACAAGCGACTGAGCAAGCTAGCGGAGCATCCCAAGGCGAAGAAGAAAGCGATTGCAGCGCTTGCAGAGCGCATCGCAAGCAAACCTGAAAACGCGACTCATGCCGACCTTCACGCAGAGCTCAGTGCGCTTGAGCAGCGTCATGGGATAGATGCAGAAGAGCGACCAGAGAAGATCGGCTTTCACGAAGCTGCAGTGCAGCGCGCGATGAAGAAATTTCCCTCTGGAAAAGCAATACTCGACGCGACGGGTCAGGATTCACCCCCGCATGTCAAAGCGAACGCATACGAAGCTGCCAGACGCTTGAACGAAGGGCAGAAAGCAACCCCCGCTTCTACGCAATCTGCAGCGAAGCCTGTGCCAAAAGCTGAGGAGAAGCCCGCTGCGAGTCCTGCAGCAGCTCCGAAGATCGGCAAGTTTGACGAAGGGTCTGTCCGCTATTTGGTGGAGCACATGAGCGAGTCCGAGCTGCGCTCGCGGTTGCCGCAAGCGTCGGACTCGATCAAGAACAATGTCAACGAAGCGTTGCGCAGGATTGCTGAGAAGAAAGAAGAGAAGACCAGCTAGACGACGTACGGTGGACCAGAAGCCTCGATAACAGGAACGTCTGTACGGGGCTCAAGCTCTGCTGTCGGTTGAATGCTTTGAACTAGCCGCAACACCTTGACGTTCTCAAAGTTGTTTTCGTGTACAGGATAGCTGCTCTCAAATGCAGCAGCCTGTTTGTGTCCTCCCCCTCCCCTCCTCCTCGCAAATTCCTCTACGTCGAATGCACCGCTGCTGCGCAGCGCGTACACGTAGACGCCTCGACTTCCATCAAACCACCATCCCACACCAAAATCCCCTCCCTGTGCGATCAGTCCTGCAACCTCTGACCGAATGCCCGGCAGCGTGTTGCAAACCACCGCTATGAGCGTCTTTTGCTCATCCTTGATAAACACCGACTGAGCTAGCTTCGCGGTGTTTGCAACCTGCTTATTCACCCAGCGTAAGATCGCTTGCCCCGGCTCCACCATGCGCTCAAAGCCCTTCCCGAGCTCTTCCTTCCATACACTCAGGTCATCGTAAGGAAGCGCAGAGAGGAAAGCGTTGATTGCTCTGCTGTGATGTAGCTGGAAACGCCACAGGTCGCGATCCTCCGCGTACCGCGCGAAGTCCAGAAGGTGTGACCATCCACGACAGAAATACTCGTAAGACATCATCGCGCCGGATTGGTCCATGTTGATCCGAGCAAGCAGGTTCTCAGTGTCGGAGAAAGCGAAGCACGTACGGTCTTCCCGAGCTCGCGTGATAAGCGCTGCAGGATCAGCGCAGAGCTGCTTGTAAGCGGTCAGGTGGTGATCTAGCACCACGACCTTGTGCGCGACCTTAGCGAGCGATTTGAGCTGTTCTGTGGGGTAGGAGAAGTCGAGCACGTAGATCGCTTTACCTATCGCTAGATCGACTGGTGGAGACTCCCCGTAATGCGCTGGGAAGCCCTCACAGTTTTCGGTACCTAAGCTCTGCTCTGCGCAGAGATAGGCGATCAGTCCGTCTGTACAGTCCCGGTGATAGATAACTAGGCTTTTCATGTTGTAGCTCCTGTTAGCGTGTGATTTGGAGAGATTTTAGAGAGGGTAAACCTGAAACCTTCGAGTCGAGTTTCGCAAGCTGCAGACAGACCCGCAGTAATTCAGGGTGCTCTTGCACCCGAGTCAGCCAAGTGTCAGCTCCTTTTGAGGAGAGCATTTTCTCAACCCCGCCGAAGCTCTTAATCAAGTGCTTCGCACCTACGTCTCCAATTCCTGGTAAACCGGGAACCTGCCCTGTCTTTCCTTTCAGAGCGATGTAGTCAGAGTGAAATTTCGGTTCGAAGCCGAACTCTTTGACGAAGTCCGCTCGCTTCTTTCTCAAAACCCCGTCTGACCACTCTACGGTCTCTCGTCTGAGACACGACAAGAGATCTTGATCTCGCGTCAAAATCAAGATTCGAGAGAACTTCTTACGGTAAGCAGCGCGAACCAGGCTCGCGATTACGTCGTCTGCTTCTTCTCCAACAATACAGATAGTTTTGATTCCCATAACGCGGAGAGCGGTTTCAGCTTTTTCCCGCTCTCTCGAAACGAGATCACGATCTGTCGAGCGATTCCCTTTATAGGAAGCCGGTTTCGAAGCTGCGTCAGCTCCTCCAGCGAGAGCTACAGCTTTTTTGTAGTTGTCTCCGCGGTTTCTTCTACCTCCGGGAGGATCGAAAATCACAGCCGCGTGTGTGAACTGACTTCGATACTGAAAAGCGCAGCGAATGAGGTATTTCGCACCGCCGAGACCTGGAACACAGATCCCGCGGAACAAAATATTCATGCCGTCTATTAGCACCAGATTATTCGACATAAAAATTAGACTAACATTTTTATGTTCTCATAAGTGTAGGAAATTCATCCTCCTATCACTTTAGTTTCATACAGCACTGATAGGGAATTGAAATACATAGAAGTGCATTAGAGAGGCAAAATTTTCGTACTTCAAAATTGAATTTAGTGGACTTGCCTTCTCAAACGTAGTAAACACAGTCGTGTTTACGAAGAGCAGAGAATAAGATAGTAACCAGAGATATAGGGCTAATGCGCGTGAGCGCGTGCCTGCGCGCGTACGGAGTCTCGACGAGAAAATGTGCTGCGGAAAAATGCAGAAGTTGGTTTTAGGTGTTTGAATTGGGTGATTCGATACCACAATCAAATACAGAGCATCGAGATTCTACCTTCTGAGATTCAATCTGGTGCATCTAACTAACGGCTGATTTGTACTGCTCAGAGTGTCTGAAATTCAAATTAGTAATTGCTCCTGGTAGCTCTAGCGCAGAGATGCTGATTGCGATGTTTTGACAGCGCGGGTAGTGTGAGTTGGTTAGCCGGAGGTAGAGAAGTCCTCCGCGCACGTTCACAACCAAGCGGAGGATAGACATCATGGCGTTCGGAGCTCCCAAGGGCGTAGTCGAGAAGAAGCCGGCCGGCAAAGCGGGTAAGAAGAAGGCTCCCGCTGCGGCCCCCAAGGCTGCGGTCAAGAAGAAGAAAAAGAAGAAGGGCGGCGGTGGAGGTGGTGGTGGTGGAGGGGGCGGGGGTGGCGGCAAGGGTGGCAGCGGCGGTCGTCTGCTCGCGTAGCATCTGACTCCATGTCTCTTTCCCTGCTTGTGCTCGGTGGTGCTTCCGAATCCGCAGAACCTGCCTTGATTCAAGCCGCTGCCCACACGAGTAGGCGTTTCTCTCGAATCGAATCAGCTTCACGTCTCCCTGACCGAAAGCGCTGGACGGTTGTTTGGTTCCACGGTCATACGACCGTCCGCGCTTCGGCTGGGGAGGCTACGCTGGATGAAAAGGTGCGGGGGAGGTACCGCGTCCTGTTACCAGTAGAATCGCTCCAGACGCTCTCCTGTGACCTTTTGGTGCTGTCCAGCTGTCACACAGACCATCCGGTGGTTAGAAACGCGCTAGGAAGCAAGCCAGCGCTGATTTCGTACCAAGGTAAGCACTACTTTCACGACGCTCTACTTTTCGCTGCTAGCTTCACTCACGTTCTATTTCACGATCTCCCGTGCGATGCACGTCGTTTGACCCCAGCAAGGATCATCAACGCTTTCGACTACGCACAGCAGGCTACAGGTCAAGATCCATGTCGCGTTCTGCGACTGCATGATACGGTTCACGTATCGTGGAACTCCCCAAACTCAAAGTCCTGAGACCGGATGCAAGTCCGCCGTCTACATGCCTCGGCAAAGATAACTGTTCGACCTGTCAATTTTTCTCAGGTACGAACCCTACCGGCAGGTGCTCCGGCTGCACTTCGTCCAAAAAGCACCAGCTTGAACGTGGTGATTTTCTTTATTGTCGTCAAGATTGTTCATCCTGCGCTGGCTACAAAGTAAAGATCCCTGCAGTTTGCTGTCGCTCCCCTCACAAAGACGCGGTGATGGGAATGGTGACGCGAAACGCAGCAGACTGGAATCGCCCTAAATTCAATTTCACGAAACGTCCCCGACTCAGTTTCAAAGAGCGGGCGATCTTCTACATGACTTCTGGGGGGTCCGGTGTGCTCGGAGACGGCTCAGAAGGTCTCTTCGGACAGCATGAAGTGGTCGCAGTTAACCTATCGCGCATCTGGAGCGGTGGAGGCTTCCACGCGAAGAACCTACGTCGTTACCTCAAGCTAGCGGACGGACCCAAGCTCTGCATGCTGACGATGACGAAGGATGATCTGCTGGAAAGCGCATTCTCGAAATACTTCTATGAGAATGAGGGGGAGTACGAAGCTGCGAAGCTGGACTCGTGGATGCCACTCAGTTTCTCCAGCTACCCGGAAGAGCCGAATATGCACCAGATTTATCAAGCGTATCGAACCTTCCTGTGCACTGAGCGCAGTAAGGCTTGGTTCACTACCGGGGATCACTTTCAGACGAACATCAATATTGACGATCTGTTTCTGCAGAGCGTCGAGGCAATCCCACAGGTTGTGTTCAACACACAATTCGCGACTAACGATGAGCAGATGCGCTTCACGTTGAATGTGATGCTCAAAGCGCACAAACTCTGTAAACCGGATGTAGCGTTCTGGCTTGTAGGTCGAGCGAATCCAAAGTGGATGGTGAACGTGCGTCAGGTTCTCGGCAAGAAACGGGAGATCTATTGGGTTTCCCCTCGTCCTCTATTCCTTGCAAGCAAGGGACAGCGTTTTACCGCGCAAGGGACCGATACTCCTTCAAGTCTCCCCAAGTTGGAGCTGATTGACGTGAATTATCAAGCTCTCAAGGAGATGGTGCATACCTATGGCTGATAAGAAAAAAGGCCCTCTCGTGGTCTGCGAGACCTGCGAGAAGAAGTACCGACAGAAGCGCGGCTTGTGTGTTCACTGTCTCAAGCTCTCCTGTGAGGACCCCGACTTTGGGACCTCGACTCACTGTGCTCGCTGTGGAGTCGCAAAGCGTGACCACAAGCTGGAGAAGGGCTCGATTAAGCCAGCTGCTGAGGGTTCGATCGTACTTGCTCTCGGGGACTGTTGCCCGAACTCATGGAACCCAAACTCTCTGACCGGAGCGATGCGTGACAAGGTGTGGCTAGGTATGCTCCGCACCTTGTCGCAAGCACGCAAGCTCCCTCCGATCATGGTGATGCGCAGCCGGAAAGGTGCTGCAGCTCCGTATACGATTATCGACGGGCAGCAGCGCTGGCAGCTCCTCTGCGATAACCAGGATAACGAGCTAGTGCAGCAGTATCGACCTGGGCAGATAGACGTGATCGTGCTCGACGTAGACGAGCAGACCGCACGTCTGATGACTTCTCAGCTTAACTGGAACCGAGGAGAGGCTGATCCAGAACGCTACGCGGGGTACATAGGAGAGCTGCTCGCGACCGGCATGTCCGTAGTAGAAGCTGCGACACTTCTTCCTGAGAGCGAGGACGAGTTACGCGCGTATCGCGATCTCTACGGGATTAAGATCGTGGAGGTTGATGTAGCTGAGGGTGAGATCGTAGCGCACAAGGATCAGCGCGAAGCACTCGTAGAGATGAAGCTGTACTTCTCTCAGGATCAATACGACGTGGTGCAAGGCGCAATCTCTCGGGTGTCTTCTTTGCTTAAGGGGAAGAACTTACAGGCAAGAGCGCTGGAGCTGATCTGCGGGGATTCTATCGCTACTCCAATCGAGAGCTACGAGGGACGCATCCCCAAGGACGCTCCAGTCGAAAAGAAGGCCAAGAAGAAAGGCAGCATGAAAGATCGACTGCGCGAGCGCTCGGGCAAGGGCAACTAGATGTTCTCTGACGACTTCTTTGGTGATGCAGGTTTAGAGGTAGCGCAGCGAGCACAACTTGCTCACGTTCAAGCTGCAGAACAGCAGCGAGCAGCTGAGCTTGAAGCATGGAAGAAACTGCGTAAGCCGGGCCAGCTAACCGCGTCTGAGCTTTATCAGGATTCAACCCAGGAAGCTGAGCGTCAGGAAGCTGTGCAGGATGCGCCAGTATCGCGTAAGGTTAGCCGACCAGAGCGAGGTGCATCCGATGCCCAAAAACGAGTTCCGATCCCAACCATCACCGAAGAGTAGACGACTGCAGTGCAAAAACTGCCGTCAGACGGTGGAGACGATGACGCAGCCGGATAGCTGCGGTCGGTGCGGATCTTCTGATTTTGACGTGGTAGATCAAGACACGTTCAAGAGCCAAACAGTCGCTCAAGCTCCATCCAACATGTTCAAAGCTGGAGGTCTTCGATGAGAGCTTGGGTCGAGCTGTTGATCCGGGTTTCCAATGACCCCAACATGAACTTGTCGAATCTCGTCGCTGGTCCATGGAAGCTAATTAACGATGAGTACCGCACTGCGACCGGACACGCGAAGAAGGGGCCAGGTCCAGGGAGGATCGTTCTACCCCCAAGCACGGTGGATCACGCGGTTCCTCTGGGGGATATCGCTAGTGCTGGGATCTTGCTTCTGGTGGGGATAGATGGACCTTTCCAAGCTCGTCTTAACTCTCTGAGCGACACCCTGATGACGTTTCACGGTATTCCACCAGACACGTCTGCTTTTCCGTACTCGTCAGAAGCGTCTGCGTTTCAGCCTGGTATCCTGCTTGCGACGACTACGCAGATCACTGCGCTGTGGCTATCCAATCCGAGTTCGACTACAGCAGTGACGGTTCACAACTTAGCAATCGGTGATGGTGGCGCGTGATCGATATGCAGCAAGAAAGCGGCGGCTTGACCTGGCTCCCTGTCGGCATGGATCCGCACATCGCGCACAGCGTTGCTGAAGCGACCGGCGAGTTCATGGAAAAGGCAATGAGCTATGACCTCTTAAACGCTGGGGTCAAAGAAGGTCGAAAGCGCAGCAAGAGCGGGAAGCAGCCGAAGAGCTATTTCGTGGACCCCACGGATATGCTCTTGGGGCTGGGGATGCAGTACCTACAGCCACCCAGCAGTATCTCCTACTACACCATGAAGATGGTTGCTGAGAAGAACTCAGTGGTCGGCGCGATTCATCAGACCCGACTTGCGCAATTGCCCCCATTTCTGCGTCTTCCTCGGAACAAGTTCGATGTAGGTTTGAAGGTGAGACCTGTACGCAAGCTCGCAAACGATAAGAGTCTGACGGATGATGAGCGCAGAACCTGCGAACAGCTTGAAGACTTTATGTTGCACACAGGTCACGACTACAGCATGGGTCGCGATAGTCTCCTGACCTGGGGCAAGAAGATCATGCGTGATCGTCTTACTTACGATCAGATGACGTTTGAGTGCGTCCCTGATCGAGGGGGAGGAGTACACAGCTTCCACGCTGTGGACGCATCTACGATTCGTATCTACTCACCGCATGGTCAGCGCAGGAACATGCTGCCGATCGAAGATGACGATATCCACACTGAGACGAAATTCGTCCAGGTCATCAATGGTCGAGTGAAGCGCCGCTACCCCCTAAGCCGGCTTAGTTTCAGTGTAGCGAATCCTCGCACTGACCTCCGCGTCGCTGGGTACGGCTTCTCTGAGATCGAGATGCTCACGACCACCGTGATGAGTCACTTGTGGGCAGAGGAGTGGAATCGGGGCGTTTTCAAGAACGGCTCTACCCAGAAGGGTGTCATCAACTTCAAGGGGAACATTCCTCGCGAGAAATTCGAGGTCTACAAGCGCGACTGGCGCACCTATCTCTCAGGAGTACATAACGCTCATCGTACCGGCGTGATGAATGCTCAGGACGGAATGGAGTGGTTCCCGCTACAGCTCTCCAATACTGAAATGGGTTTCTCTACGTGGATAGAGTACCTGATTAAGATTTGCTGCAGTTTTTATCAAATGGATACGACTGAGATTAATTTTGATTTACGCGGGACCACGAACGCGCAACCGATGTTTATGTCTTCAAACGACGCACAGCAGAAGCTGAGCAAAGACCGTGGGATGGCTCAGAATCTCGCCCATATCGAAGCAGCGGTGAATCGGCATATCATCTGGAGGACTCATCCTGGCTACGTTTTCTTCTTCGATGGTTTGAACGCAAAGACGATGGAGCAGCATGTTGAGCTCCTCAGCAAGATGGGCACGACTACACACACCATCAATGAGGTTCGTGATCTTGACGATCTCCCACCGATCAAGGGGGGAGACATCATCATGAATGCAATCTATGCGCAGCGTCTCGCTACGGTAGATCAGCCCCAGCCTGGAGTTGGGGGACCTCCAGGAATGCCTCCACAAGGTGGACAAGAGGACGACCAAGAGGGTGCACCCTATGAAGAGATGGGACAGGAGAAGCCTGGTCTCGAGGAACAGCAGGGAGCGCAAGCGCTGCAGCAAGGAGCTCCCAAGGACGCGTCTCAGGTCAAGCCGATCTCTAAGAAGGTCAGTAAGACCCTACACCGAGATGATTGGGAGAACAGCAGCATGTTTATGAGCATGACAGGTACGCAGGGTGAAGTGCGTAAGAGCCTGTTTGGACAAGACGCACAAGACGAGCTTGTGGTTCGATACAAAGACTAAAGGGAGTGACAATGACGCGGCGTTTAACGTGGATTTTCAGTTTGGTGTTGTTTTGTGGTTGTCCTCCTATTGCTAATCAACAACCAGACCCAACAGCAGACCAGCAATACGGTAGTATCGTTACACAAGGTCTGAGTAGTCAGATTGGAGGAGAAAATAATACGTCAGATAACGGTGATGGTAGTGCGTTAGCACAAACTGCCGATCCCGAAAAAGTTTACACAGAGACGCAGCCTGCGCCGCAGAGGTTAATTCAATGCGGTAGTGATTGTGCATGCTGGAGGGATCGTCTTAAGAGAGCTCAAGCTATTGCATCTAGTGACGCCGAGTTTTGTAAAACTGCTGCGCTTGATAATCTTAAGTCCCGACAGGCTGCATGGGACGTACAGCATCAAAATCAATGTGATATTCAACAACAAAAAAATTGTTTACCAGCTTGTCCTGATTCTCCAACTCCAGGGCTTTGTACGGTCGGATGCCATTCTGATTACGCTCTCTGTATGCGAAACAAACAAGGTCGTCCGAGTTCTGTAGATAAAAATTCTGACATTGTGGAAAGCAAATGTGGTTTAGCGAGAATGTCACTCGCTGACAAAGATTGGTTAGAGAGTAGAGTTGAATCTGCTTGTGAGCCGTTGCGCTAGCTGAAAGGGATCTATTTCCTATGAATCTCGTGATCTGCGACGATAGGATCTCTAAAGGTCGAGCGGTTGGAAGTCAGAATGCGATTCGAAATTACATCATGCGTGTACAACTTCCTGGGGTGGATGACAAAGGGAAGCCGCGCTACCGCTACGTGTACCCAGATGACGCAGATCATGAGGGATTCGATCCCGAGAGGGGTTTCAAGCTCAAGCCAGGTCGCACGATCGCGCAGGTAGTGAACGAGAAGCTCTTCGGTCACTATGGGGTGGATCAGCGTACAGGAAAACCCTACAAGCAATCTGGGTTATTTTACGATTACGCTACGAAGGTTGGATCTGCCGGAAAGCGTAAGAAGTGGGGAGATCCTGTTGGGGAGGATCAAGAAGGAAAACATCGCTTCTACAAATTCAAGAAGCTCCCCGGTCATGTCGGGATTGACTATGGACCTGGGGTCAAGGAAGCAGGCTACCGTGCTCCCCAGAAGCTACGTGAGCTTGAGCTTGGTCCAGAGGAAGCGAAGCGAGCAGCGAAGAAGCTCCCAGGAGCTGGCATCCGTGAGGGAAACGCACCGCTGACTGAAGAAGAGTTCGCGGGGACTTCTCTGGTTTTGACTCCCGACAAAGCGCCTGTCGGGACTCGTTCAGTGCTCAATACGACTGAGTTAGGGGAGAGTGCGAAGACCTATCAAGCGGTGCATGAACCGCTCCCAGCGGATATTGATCCTCTCAAGTACGTGCAAGCTGCATTAGAGGGAGACAAGCTCGCTCCAACCAAGGGTGTCGTGAAACAGTGGAAGCCTTGGATGCTGGAGAAATTCGGAGGAGAAGAAGGGCTTGTAGCGAAGCTCCAGCAAGAGCCAGCTACTACGCTTATGACACTCGGTCGTCTCGATCCGAAGAGCTCGAAAACTCTCTCTGCGATTGAGAAAGAGTGGTCTCCGAAGATCCGTGGTTTGGTTATAAAGATCATGAAGCACTTCGGGATGGGCGAAGCGCATGACCCGGTTTCTCGGCAGTACCGCAAAGACGCGTTTCAGGAGTTCGTCTCTGAAGCGAGCATCTATATGCTTGAGTTACCCAGAGAGTACAAAGCAACCAAAGATCCTGAAGATCATTTCAGCAAATGGATGTACGGCGCTCTCAAGAATAAGATCAAGGTTGCTGTCAAAGAGAAGATGCTCAATGACAAGCTGACCACTGACTTAACTGAAGCGGATCTCACCGATAACGAGGATAACCCGCTGGTTCTGGAGGGTTTGCGCGCAGCTGGCAATCAAAGCCCCTTGTCCCCCGAGGAGGGTGCAGAGCTACAGCGCACGACCGGAGTTGCTCAAGCTACGATACATCGTGTGATTAACGAGCTCCCTGAGACCTACCGCAGGGTGCTGCTGTCTCGATTGTGGCTCGACAAGCCTGCTTCGTCGGAGCGTGAGCTGTCCCTTATCGAGCAACGCAAGGAGCGTGGTCAAGCGAGCACTGAGAAGTGGCAGCGCAACTTAACAGGTCGCGATAGCGTGCTCGGACAGTACAAAACCTGGACTGATCCCAGCACTGGCAAGAAAGTAAAGCTCAAGGATCTCTCTCAGCAGCGCGCTGGAGCCGTGCTCGGTAAGTGGGACGCTGAGGCGAAAGACGCTTTGCTTCGCAAGCTCTCAGTTCCGATTACTGAAGCTCACGTCGAATTTCCTATAGGTGCTGTGAAAGGTAAGCCTGTTCGTGTACCTAACACGGAGGGGGAGATTCAAGCGCGTTTGCAGCAAGCTCGAGACGAAGGGCGTGATGACAAGACAGCAGCGCTAATTCTGGACCAAGCACTCGGAGGGGAAGTGCGAGTGCCGACACCAGAGGGTCAGATGGTGCAGCGCTGGTTAGAGCTGGAGACTCGTCTAGCTCGAACGAATAAGCGTGTATGGACTGACCGCTATAAGCCGCTCGTGCTGGAAGAGCAGCTCCATGTACTGACGCAGCCCAAGCCGCTTCAGCGAGACGTGGTACTCGCACCCAAGCCTGCTCGATCGAAAGATGGATTGGTGATATCTGCACCGAAGCCGGTTTCGCAGGGAGGGAGTGCAGCGCTTCGCTTCTTTACATCCAGCGAGAATCAACGGTTTGCGTCAGCGCTGGGTATTCGGCAAAGTGCGCTCGATCCTTCTGGCACAGGTGGTGTCTATTCGAGTCGCAATGTGTCTGGACTAGGGACGGGTGCTCAGATCCACGCGGACCTTGCAGAACGTCACTACAAGCGCGTTCTAGCTGTCCAGAAGCACACTCCGAAGGAGCTGAGCTCGCAGCTTGCGTCCGCAAAGATTGACATCGAGAATCTCAAGCAAGCTGGTGTGAGCTTCAAAGAAGGCAGCGGCATCACCCACGCTCCTTCTGGTGACCTTCCGAAGTACCTGGACGCAGTGAAGTCACTCCATCACGCTGCAGCGGTGATAAAGCAGAAAACTAAGCTCAGCAGGCAGGCGAAGAAAAGCGCGCTCGCTAGTAAGGGTTCTGTCGAGATCGCGAAAGAGAACCCGTTCAAGCGCAGTGATCGTCACGCACACCATCTCGTGCAGCGACTGCTGGAGGTCAAACCAAAGACTAGCGCTGAGGTAGACCGTACGATCTTGAATTGGATCGATCATCGCTTCGAGCCTGATCCTTCCGACAAGCAAGCTGTGAGGGATTGGACGAAGAACCGTCGCGAGACTCACAAGGGTTTCAGGGGATATCTAGAGAAGCACGGCGCTATCAAAACCAGTACAACCCGAGCAGCTGCTACTGCAGCGTCGCACGCTCCTTCAGAGAAGGATCTAGCCGCGTACACTGAAGCTGAGAAGAACGTCCACTCTACTGGATTGAAGCTAAGCAAGCTCCATGTAGGAGGAAAGAACGTCGGTGCAGATATCGTCGCGTCTTATCTTACTTCAAAGGATCTACCGCTGACGCACGAGCAGCAGCTAGAGAAACTGCGTAAGATAGCTCAAGAGGCTCACGTCAATCACCAGATCCTGACTTTTGAGAAGGAGCGTCGGGAGGCTGTGAAGTCAGCAGGCAAGACGATCAAGAAGTCGCTGGATACTGTGTCTTTGTGTGACGTGCTGGCTGGAGCTATCGAAGCGTTCTCTCGCCTGCGTTCTATGGTGCGTCGTGCATCGTGAGATCTATGACGAAGTTCGGTACGACATCGCGAAGCTGATTGATGTTCGTCCTGACCGAGTCGCAGTGAACAAGCTACCCGCGTGTGCTGGCTACGTAGGGGTGCTTTATGACAAAGACGGGGACCCTCACGCATTCAAGCTGAGCGGGCTGGGTTTAGAACTCGACGATCTACAGCACGTGCAAGAGACCGAGGAGCTGTTCAATGCGATGCTCGCAGACGAACAGAGGCTGACGCTTGCTCGGCGTAGAGCTGTGTCGTCTGGGGACCCTATCCAGACGCTGGTGCTCTCTAAGGCACTGCCTAAGAACGACCCCAATCCTGAACCAGAGGTGCAGAAGCAACCACAGCCGGGTCAGACGGTTAAGGCGTCTCGGGTACGTCAGATTGGAGGTGGTAGACCTCGCTACGACTATCCAACCGAGAAGAAGGGACCAGAGAAGCCGTCTGCTGCGAAGAAGCTGAAACAGGACGAGCAGCCGAGCAAGTTAGAGGAGCTTAGCGGGAAGCTGAGTATCCCGCCAGCTACGCTCACAAGCTACGTGCGTAAATTTCAACAGGGGAAGGGTCGAGAAGCATTTGCGCGCTTCATGACTCGCAAGCTGCGCAGCTTTATGGAGAAGCATGCGCTAGACTCGGGTTTCTTTTTGACGCTGTACGATGAAGCGTTGCAGCCACAACCACAGGAGAAGACGAAATGAGCCGTCGGACGATTGCGGAGCAGATGCGGGATATCACGGGTGTCGGTGAGGACGAGATCAGCAAGAGCGCTGCGAAGAAGATGCACGCGGTGTCGATGCCGAAGGATGGAGACAAGAAGCGCACGGGTGCGGTTGAGAAGCGTCCCGGTCCCGGAGGGAATGTGACCGATCCTGATGTACCCATGATGCTCAAGGGCGAGCGCGAGGATCAGTCCACCGAAGACCTGGAGGATGCAGTGGAGCATGACAACCTCGCACCGCCGGACGGGGTGGTCGAGAAGGGCATGTGCAAAGGCTGCGGCAAGTCCATGATCAAGTGCATGTGCAAGGGCGTGGTCAAGAGCACCTCTGTCGGTGTGTTCGTGAATGATCTGAACGGCGTCACGGACGATGAGCTGAGCAAGAGCGTGCTTGCGACTCACGAGATCAACGAGCGGCGTCGCAAGGCGGCTCGCGAAGGCAAGCTCGGTTTTTAGTCCTTCCCCACGGGCTCGCTTCCTGCGAGCCTGTTTCTCTGAACTCGATCCCCAAAACTCTAGGAGGTTCCCCGTGGTAGAGGGCAAGCTGCAGCTAGCCATCAAGCCGTTCTGCTCATTGCCCTTGCAGGGTGTGATGGATGGTGTTTGTCGTAAGCACCTTGAAATGCAGCAAGGATTGCGTGAGGAAGTCACCCGGCTTCTGCGTACTCGAAAGCTGCGCTACGGGTCCGACTGCTTGGTCTTGGTTAACGATGAGATCAAGAAAGCAGGAATACCCGCTACGAACGCTAGCGGACAAGCTCGCGCGAAAGCTGGAGAAGGTCAGGGACGCGCTTATCAGCGTCCGCAAGGTGGAGTCAAAGATCCTGGACGCAAGGGAGGAAAGTTCTACCGCACCGCGTCGGGGAAGATCCGGTACGGGACGAAGCCTGTAGAGGGAGCTGAGGAAGCGAAGCCGGAAGAAGTAGCAGCTCACCTAGTTCACTTCCGACCGATTCCATTTCTTGCGAACACCAAAGAGCATCGAGAGCTACTAGGTGCAATTTTGGCTCTCAAGACTGGTGGCTTTAACGAGCAAGACAAAGAGCTGCTCGACTGGTGGAGTAAAGCCGAGAAGACGTTCAAGAAGGTTTACAAGCTCTCTGATGATGACCTACAGGGTCAACTTGGAGAGTCGAGCTATCAAGAACAGGTGCATGAGTTTTTTATGGCTCAAGATTGGGGTGACACTTCAAAAGAGGAAGTCACTGAGGCACTTGAGGGCTGTTTTGAGCGCTACAAGAAAGCGCTCTCCGATCCGTCGGTGCAGAAATACGCAGAAGCAACAGCGCTCGACGCAGAGAAGCGTATTTATGGGTGGTTTCATAAAGCAGAAGCGCAGAGCGAGCATTACGACAAGCTCACCTCGCTGGTGCTCAACAATCAGCCGGAGCAAGCTGCACCGCATTTGATTACAGCGCTTGGGTCGCTGCAGCTGATTTTCAAACCTGACGCTTCACAGCGCGCAGGTGAATACAAGGGTGTGCTTGCACCAAATAACGGGTGGCTGTCTGAGGACAAAGACGAAGAAGGGTATCTGCTGACGCTTGGTAAGGATCACCTTGATCGTCTGACGATTCCTCAGCTTATGAGTGTCATTTCTGGCTCCCTACTGAACGCAGCATGGCAGCCCGAGACAATGACCTATGACGTGTTTACTGATGGATTAGCTGCAAGTGGTTTGCAGCCAAAGCTAGTCTCTGCAGCTACTGCGGAGCTTGCAAAGAAGCTGAAGCAGGACGTGAATAGCGCGCTGTTTCATCAGGCTATGGGTCACATCATTCGTGCTACGAGAAACGTAGCTGAGATGCTGTCTCGCAGTAATACCGGCTCTGACACGTCGCAAGTAGCGCGTAAGCTCCTGGATATTCCTGCTGAGAAGATGGGTGATGACGACATAGTTCAGAAGATCGTTGAGGACGCACAGAAGTTTGAGCAGCTCAAGGTAGATGCCCTCACCGCACAAGAGGACGATTCGTGGGTAGTCCCAAAGACGATGAAGGATGGTGCGATCGGGGGAAGCAAGATCAATCCAGTAACAGGTCAGCCGTTCGATTTGTTCAAACATCAGAAGCAAGCGGTCAATTGGGCGCTCACCGTAAAGCGTGGGATCCTCGCTGACGATGCAGGTATGGGGAAGACCGGCGAGGTGATTGCTATCGCTGAGACCCTCAAAGAGCAGAAGAAAATCAAGCGCGCAATCCTTTTCCTTCCTCCTTCTCTTCTCGCTCAATGGCAGAAAGAGATCACATCCTTTGCTCCTGCAATGGGTGAAGCAGGGCGCATCTTGAACCTCTCTGGTTTGAGTATGGAAGCACGTAAGACCGCGCTCACTTCAGATATGGCAAAGAATGCGGAATACATTCTCATGTCTACCGGGTCTCTTTCTTACGGGAGAGGGAAGGGTGAGGATGACGAAGGGATGGACGATGCGCTTGTAGATACACTATCCAAGCTCGACGGGATGGTGATGATCGATGAGGCACATCAGGGAGGATTTAAGACTGGACCTACTAGAGTCAATGGTGAAGAGGTTCCCGGCACGGTTCGTCACGAGATAGCAAAGCGAATTATCGGAGATCGCGATTACTCTTTTTTGGGGACTGCGACGCCGGTTCCGAAAGAGCCTGTTGATTTATTCAATCTGATTAACCTCGTCAATCCAGGAAGCGTGGGAGATCGTGCTGAGTGGGAAGGCAAGCTCCACGGAGTCTACTACAACGAAGATCTGCAGCAGTGGAAGGTGGATAAGCCTGAGAACATCGTCGAGATTAACAAGCGTGTTAAACCGTTTGTGCTTCATCGTCTGATCACCGATCCGAAGATTGAAGCGGACATGAAGAATGCTCTTCCGAAACTTCAGTACAAGAAGAAGAACGAAGCGACTGGAGAGATAGAGACACACGAAGGAACGCAAGCAGTAGATCTGCAGCCATCTAATGAGAAGTGCAAGGTCACTGGATTCAGTCAGCTTGACTACCTGCGACCTGGAGGGATCTGCTCAGTTTTTGCTCAAAAGAAATTGGATGAAGTGAAGCAAAAATGGAAGGAGCAGGGAAAAACAATGGCGGAAAACGCCGAGTTTTTAGTCCTCGCTTCCATAGAACGCAATCTGCACCGCTTGGCTTCCATCAGCCCCGAGCTAATCGATCCTCGATACACAGGACCCGCTCCAAAAATCGAATGGATAGCGAATAATGTCATCGATCATTTCTCCGGGGGTAGCGGACAGGACGGACGACCGATCGTCTGTTTCTCCAGCTTGCCAGGCAAAGCCTTCCCCGTGCTGCAGCGTGCTCTCGCAAAAGCTGGGATCGATCCTTCTGGGATAGGCCAGATTACCGGAGCAAATAGCTCTGAAGAGCGCGCGTTTCAACAGGACATGCTTAACGGTTACGAGCGCAAGCATCCTGAGACCGGAGAGAAAGAGTTCGTACCAGGGAAGCTCAAGGTGCTGTTGGTCGGCACTGAAGCGGGTGGTGCTGGTCTCAATCTCCAGAAAGCAGCAAACCGAGCAATCTTCCTGGACAATCCCCCAACCCCAGGACGTAAGCGACAAGCCCTAGGACGTGTCTGGCGTACCGGGCAGAAGCTCCCTGTACAGGTCGATAACCTCGGAATGCTCGGGACACTCGACACGTCGATTGAGCAGCGTATGGGACAGCGTCAGATGATGGCTACCGCGTTGCTCGGAGAACCAAACGAGCATGCGTTCAGTCAAGCTGCAGACGCCGCGATCAAAGCTCTCTCTGGGCGAGGGCTTGCGGCTGACGCTTCCGGTGGTCTCAGCTCAGAGCAGATGACTGCACTTCTCAAGAACGCCGGGGATCTTGATCTAGGCAGTCTGTTTCAAGATGAAGAAGATTTCGACGAAGCAGATCTCGACGATGAGCCGAAGGTTGCTGCGAAGGTGAAAACTCTGAAGCTAGAGCGTCCGCAAGTGAACGTAGAAGCACGTGATAGGTTGAAAAGTAAAGCACCCAAGCTCACCGAAGAAGTGAACACAGAAGAGGAGTCTCAGAAGTGGCAACACGAGATGCTTCGTCAGACTGCGAAGAGCAGGTACGACGTGTTCATGACTCAGAGTCAGGTTTCAACACAGAAGGGAGACCACGACGCGGCAGCACGCTCCGTGAAAGCTGCTGAGAAGATCAAGCTGCTTTTCCCTGACGCGTTTGAGAAGACCACCAAGACTGCTGCTGAGAAAGCTGGCAAGAAACAAGATAGCGCCTGGGATAAGCGATTGAGGGATGAAGATAAGCAGATTAAAGACGAAGCTGCGAAGCTCAATGCGGGGGATAAAGCTGCAAAGGGGAAAGATCCCTTAGCGAAGATCACCAGTCACAAAGCAGCGCAGCACATCGTAGACAATCATCGTCACTTCGATCCTGATACTGTTAAGCAGGCGAAGGAGCTTCTTGGTGGAATTGGAAAGCACGAGAAAGAGGTAGGTCGTCTTCATGACGAAGAAGCATGGTTGACTCGTGAAGGGCATCATAAGGAAGCATCCGAGAAAGCGAGAGAGCGCGACAAGTACATTAACGAGAATCTCCCAAAGGACTATGCTGAAGCCACAGGTCGTCACGGAGAGCGTGTGCTCGCTGGGAAGGGTGCTGTACCACGTAAGCCTGAAGGGTTTGTGCCTCCGAAGAAACCAGAGCCAGTAAAAGCAGCTCCTGCAAAAGCGAAAGAGCCACAGGTCAAGCTGCATCCTAAGAATCCGTTCCATAAAAAAGACGACAACGTAGCTCACGCTGCATACGAGCATCTTAAGGAAGCTGCGCCGAAAACCGATAAGGAACTTGATGCAGCCTTGCTTGAGTACGTCAAGGATCGCTACAGTGGTAAACCTGCAGCGATGCTGCAGACTGCTAAAGAGCTAAAGCGATACCTTCAGGACGAGAAAGCGGTGCAGCTTGCCTAAAGAGAGACTCGACGTAAGAGACGATCACGCGATCTTCGCGATCGAAGAGATGCACGGAAAGAAGCGCGCTACCGTTTTGACTCCGAGTAAGGCGCTGCCGATCCACAGCAAGGAAGAGCTTGAAGAGCAGCTGAAGCACTACAGCAAAGCGAATGGAGCGACGTTTCTACGTCACGTGGTTCCTGATAGTCAGACCGCGCGCTTGCGCTACCTGAAGCGAACCCGACCCGCTTTGCGCTACTATTGCAAGAAGTTCAAGGTGGACGCTCCTGAGTGGCTTGTAAATGACGTAGCGTTTAGCACCATGAACAAGCACCAGCTGCTGGAGCTGTTCGGGGAGTCGGTGAAGTTCCCGGTGCGCGAGTTTAGCCCAATCATGTGGCCGAATCCTGAAGAGTCGCAGGAGAAGGGGAAGCAAAATGCCTCCACTTGACGATCTGACGGAACTTGTTCGTCAGCGCTATCGGGCGCTGGTGACTGGCTTCGAAGTGCTCGATCCGATTCGCAGAGCTTGCGCACTCGGGTACTTCGGAGATGCAGGTGCGTCTAACCCAGCAGAAATAGCTCATGCAATCAAAGAAGGACGCTTTGACATGTACCTGGACGCGATTCACCGCAGACAGGTGACAAAGATCTTGGAAGCTGGGGACGCTGCAGTCACGTATGTTCGCAATGCTTGGTCAGCTCTCCCCGCGGACGGCTCAAGCGAAACTGTACGACTGGAACAAGTTGCTGGAGATCCTCTAGCTTTTGCATTGTTGACTGCACAGAGAATGTATCAACGCTTTTCGTCGGAGATCGTTCAGACAGCTCACCAAGTTGGCGTCGCAGCTCGAATCTGGAGAGATCGTGGCGCTGGTGCTTCTGTAATTAAGCGTGGCGCTGAAAGCTGCTGTGAAGCATGCACCATGTTATATGGCACGGCACAAGCTCCTGTCGTGATGCGTCTTGGGGATCTGCGAGAGCATCTTTGGAACGTAGACACTGTCCCTGAGATTTCGCGCATCAGCGGTGAGATCACCGGATGGGTCCCTGTGCTTGGGACCTGTCATGTGTGGTGCCAGTGTGCGCTGACGCTAGCCGGTTCGACGTGATGTGATGAAGAGTTTGCTGCAGCGGACGCTGGACAACTACCAGCCCAAGTCGATGAAGCCTCTGGGAGGAGGTAAGACAGGCAACGTCGTACTCATCACCTACTCAAACGGATTTCGAGCGGTTGCTCGTATTGGGAGACCTACTACCAGCAATGGGAAAGATACCCAGATTGGATTGAGCGTAGAGGATCAGCCACGGAGGGAAGCTGCATTCTATCAGCTAGCTAAGCTGCTACACCTCGATTATCTGGTTCCTGAGACGATTTTAGGTCGCACTCGACACGGACGCCCGATCTCGTATCAAGCATTCGTAGAAGCGATGCGACCTCACGACTTAGAACCGAAGTTAGATGAGGATATAGAGAAAGAAGAGTGGCGAGACTACGCACGCAAAGCGCTACGCAATGCAGATTCGATTCATTGGATTCGATCTCTGGTGCTGGACTTCGTCTCTTGTCAGCGCGATCGTCATCTAAACAACGTCGGTTTGCGTGCTCACGTTGAATCTGGGGAGCTTAGAGCGATCCCGGTACTCTGGGATAACGGGGTAGCTTTCGGACCAGCTCTAGAGCGCTACCGAAACGTGCCGCACAAAATGCTTTATCCGATGACCGTGGACGTGTCTTCTGTGCTCGCTCCTTTAGATAAACTCAAGCTGTCAGATTTTAAGGAAGCGCTGCATGCTGTGACCTGGCTGGAAGAGCGAGAGCAGGCTTTCAAGCGCCTGCGTTTTGCTTGCGAGTACCCCTATCGCTTGCCTTGGGTTCGTCTGTTTGAATTTGGGAGAGGTTTAGGCGCTTCTCGCTACCGAGATTTCTTCAGTCGTGCCATAGATTGACCGGATGGCCAGCGATATCATCGAAAATCAGTACGGGAAGCTCGCCAAGCGCGAGCTTGAGCGCTTGCTTGAGGATGACGAGTTCAAGGTATGGATTCCACCTACTGCTCGTCGGGGTTTTCGCATCGCAAAAGCGGACGCTGCTGAGCCTGAGCGAAGACTGATCCGCGGGTTTTGTACCACTGAAGATCTGGATCGTCAGGATGAAGTTGTCGTCGCGAAGGGTCTGGATTTTGGTCCGTTCTTGAACTTCGGCTGGTTCAATGACAACCACAGCCCAAAAACTGCAGATGTGCTTGGGTGGCCAACTTACGCGAAGCTGCATCCTGGTAAGGGATGGTTCGTCAAGGGTGAGCTGCTGCGCGGCAAGAAAGCAGCAGATGATGTGTGGGAGCTCGCGCAAGCGATAGCGAAGAGTAACTCACCCCGTCGTCTCGGCTATTCCATTGAAGGAAGAGCGACGAAGCGAAACAAGCAAAACCATATTGTGGAGGGTTTGGTTAGGCACGTCGCGATCACGAATCAGCCAGTGAATCCTAGCTGTCAGCTGGAGCTCTTTGCGAAAGCGTTCGCTCCAATCAGCGAGGTAGAAGCGTACCGTAAGCAACCTCGTCTCGGGATGCACCGCAAACACGTCTTAGGGTTCTCCGACGTGGTGCGTGTGGTGCGGTCTGAGTTTCCCAAAGCGTCAGAGAAGACCGTAGCAGACATCGCCCGTTGGGCACTTACACAGTAGGAAGGAAATTTCAAGATGCCGAACCTCAAACCGACCACCGACACCGCGCTTCTCAAGCTGGGGATTGGTGCAGACCAGATCGGCTGGAAGATCGCGACGGGTGGTGTGACCACTTTCACAATTCCCAGCACCAAGGATCAGCCGGCTTTCTCCAACAACCTCATCAGCAGCGCGACCAAGCGTCAGGTCGTCACGGGTCGCATCGTCGGCTACAGCAGTGACGATGGGCTTTCGACCTGGACCCCCTGGAGCATCGAGCTTCGCCCTGGTGATGTCGTCGCGCTCCCGGCGATCGCTGGTGGTATTCAGTCGGTGACGATCAACGGAATCGTGGTCTTCACGTTCGCGGCTACCGCGTTCGGCACCGTCGTCGGCATCTACGGTTAACTCTCACCACATCGAACCTGGAGTCTATGATGAGCAGCAAAGCGAATGCGAGCGAGAGCGAGTCTGGTGAGGACACGACCACCGATGACCGGCTCCGCAAGTCCTTGGAGAAGCTCAAGAAGAGCACGACTTCCTTGCAGGACCAGGACACGGAAGGCGGTCTGAGCTCTGAAGGCAAGCCTCTCAGCGACATGGCCAAGAAAAAGATGATGGCCAAGAGTAAGAAAGCGACGATGAAGAAGCGCTACAGCGAATCGGATATGTCATCTCCCGAGGAGATGGGCTCAAAGGAAGACATGTCTTCCGATATGAGCGAAGACGAGTCGGATGAAAAGTCACCAATGAAGCCCCCTATGATGGCCAAGGGCAAGAAGAAGCCTCCGATGAAGAAGTCGATCCAGGAGCGGGTGGAGGAGGAGGATGACAACCTGGCCAAGGGCATGCGCGTTAACGATGCTCTGAGCGAGTTCGTGAGCGCGACTTCCGACACGATCCGCGATTACCAGGCGGACGTGGTGTCTCGTACGCGAGCGCTGCGTAAGAGCCTCGTCGAGATCGGTGCGGCCCAGACCGAGGATGGTCAGGTCCTGCGCAAGGGGATGACCCTGCTCGCTGAGAGTCAGGTTGCGCTGTCTGAGCAACTCGGTGAGCTTCGCGGCATGATGTGCAAGATCTTGAAGCAACCGGCTGCGCGTCCAACGAGCTTTCTGAGCAAATCGCAGCTCCCCGAAGAGGAGCGCGAGCAGATCGACGAGAGCGAGCGTCAGCGGACTCCGCATGAGGAAAGCGAGCTCGTCAAGAGCTGGCTAGAGGAAGGCGTAGCCAAAGGCAAGGTGAACGCTCGCTACATGGCTGGCTACGAGAATCACCAGCGTTTCGATCTGCTCCCCGAACCGCTGCAGCGTGAGATCCGCAAGTCAATCGAAGGTGGCTGGAAGCCCAAGGGCATGGTCTAGCAGAATCTCAACGCATAACTCAACTACCAGGAGAAAACGAACATGCTCGACGGAATTGGGCTCAGCGATTTCGCTGACATCAATCGACAGGGACGATCCGGTTTCGAGATGGGTCTCGGCACCGGCGCGAACCTCACCAGCTTGGACGGGGAGATCCGCAAGTCTCTCACCATCGGAGCGCAGAACCCCCAGATGTCGGGGGGTGGGAGTCTTCTGCAGATGTCGCTGGAGCGCACCATGCGTTCCACGACCTACTCGGACAAGCATATCAAGCTGATCAAGCGTCTCGCGCAGCTCGCTGCAGGCAACACCGTCGTGCAGTACCAGATGCTCGACAGCTACGGTCCGTCTCGCGCAGGAGCGTTCACCCGTGAGGGTGAGACTCCGCAGCAGCTCGACAGCGCTTACAGGCGGGCGCTGGAGCAGATCAAGTTCATGGGGACGCAGCGCGGTATCTCTCATCCCGCGACCGTCGCGGATAGCGCGTTCGGTGATCTGGTGGGTCTGGAGACGATCAACGGCACCAAGTTCCTGCTGTACTGCATGGAGCGCGCGGGCTGGCGTGGCGACAGCACCACGATCCCCGAGAGCTACAACGGCATCTGGCGTCAGATCCTCACCCATCCGCGTGCTGGTCGTGACGTTTCGCTCGGTGGGAACGTCATGGACCTCCGCGGCGGGATCATCCAGCAAGCGGACGTGGAGATCGGTGTCAACACCATCATCAATGCGTTCGGCGTCCCTACCGATATGATGCTTGCGAGCGTCGCGCTCAGCGACTTCTCCAAGACGATCTATGCGACGCAGCGCAGCGGTCTCCCGATGAGCGTGTCTCAGGGCGTGCTGGGAGCTTCGATCCAAAAGTTCATCAGTAGCGGATTTGAGATCGACCTCGATGCGCACGTGTTCCTGCGCTCGGGTGAGCCGGGTGGCAGCGATGCGGAGGGCTGGGCCAAGAATCCTCCCAACGCAGCGAGCTCACCGAAAGCTCCGGTCGCTCCGACGCTCGCAGTTGCTGCTGCGGTTGCTGCTGCCGGCTCGCAATTCGTGCTGGCTGATGTCGGCACCTACCGCTGGACCGTTACCGGAATCAATCGCTTCGGTGAGAGCGCTGCTGCTGCGCTGCAGGCCGGCTCGATCGCTGCAGCGGGTGACGGGGAGACGCTGACGATCACTGATGGTGGTGGTACCGGGGATCAGCTCACTACCGGCTACCGTCTCTACCGCACCAAGTTCGTCAACGGTGCTGCTGGTACCGAGGAGTTCTTCATCGAGATCCCACGGAATCCGGTGCTCGCCGCTACGACGGTCTTCCTGGATCTGAATGCGGACATCCCCGGCACCAGCAACGCGCTGATCAGCAACATGGACCTGGACGTGCTCGGGACTCGGCAGCTTCTGCCGATGCTCAAGCTGCCGCTCGCGACCACGGGTCCTTCGATTCAGTGGATGCAGCTCGTCTACCTGTGCCTGATCCTATATCAGCCGCGTCAGACGTTCATGCTCCGCAACGTCGCGGACCGTTAGTCTCTCAGATTCAATAGCCCCCTCGCACAGAGGGGGTGAAAACTTCCCTATAATCAACGTAGTTGAGTTACCGTACTCCTTCATCACAACGAAGCTGAGGAGCCTTGTCATGTTGAAAGCAGCTGTTTCCGATCCCGCAGCGATCCCGCAGGCCAGTCGTATCCAAGTCATCAGCGAGAACCTGCGCAACGAGAAGATCAATACCCGGTGGGGTGACGCACACTTCGATTCGAGCGGTCGTGCGCTGCTCGCTGTCCCGGAGAACGAGCGTCATATGCTCAAGAACCTAGGGATGACCTACCAGAGCGAGATTGACGCGGATCTCGCTCGCACGGTCCGCAGCGACCAGCAAGAAGCGGTGCTGCCGCGCTCCAAGACTGACTATCTGCACTACTGCAATCAGCTGGAAGCGCGTCTGGTGGATCTGCGCGAGCAGCTTGACGGCTGCGCTGGTGAGAACACTACGCTTCGTCGGGAAGCCGATCAGCTGCGTGCTGCGATCGAGAAGAGCGTTCGTGATCACGAGCTGCAGAGCAAGATCCTGTCGCAATCGATGCTAGATCTTCAGGCTGCCCAAGCGCGTATCAAGCAGCTTGAGGGCGCGTCCCATAACGAAGACAGCGAAGACGAGGAAGCGGCACCACAAGAAGGGCAGCCCAAGCTCACCAAAGCGGAGAAGAAGGCTGCTCGACTTGCAGCGCGCAGTACTTAGCTATTTCTGCTAGTCTCGCCTTGTGATCTTCCCCGAATCTTTCGTCTCCCTCGCAGACATCAACGCGGACTTCCTCAAGAAGTTCTATCTGATTGGCTTTACCTTCGTCGATGACAAGGGGATGCCGCTCCCTGATGATTTCTACGATTACTGGCTCGCTCAGGGTGCGATCCGTCTGGAGCGTGAGCTTGGGATAACTGTGCTTCCACGCACGTTTACCAAGGAAACTCACGATTACTACGCTGTGGAGTATCTCCAGTACGCTTTTTTCCGTACCCACCACTGGCCGGTCCGCGAGGTGCTCTCAGTCGGTGTGTTCTATCAACCGGACAAGCCTATTGTGGTGTACCCTAACGAATGGGTGCGTCTAGAGAAGGGGAGCGGTCAGATTCGTTTGATTCCGACCATTTCTCAGCAATTTCCTCTGACGTTTCTGACTGGTCAAGGCTGGGGACCTCTGCTGCTCAGTTTGAACTCAGAGGGTTTTCCTCAGTATTGGCATATCAGCTACACCGCAGGATGGAACGGTAACGAAGTTCCATACGACATTGTCAATGCGATCGCAGAGCTCGCGCTACTTCTCATCGTACAGCTCGCTGGAATCACGATGGTCCCTATCGGGATCACTAGCGAGAGCGCCTCGATAGACGGTATTTCGCAGAGTAGAAGTTATGGTCAACCCTTTGCGTGGATCATTCAGGCTTGGAAGCAAGACCTGTACGGTGATCCCAAGAACCCAAACGATATGGGGTCTCTTGCGCTGCTGCGACAGCAGTACAAGGGAATCCTGGTAGACGCTTTATAGGAGATGTTCCGATGCTTGTAGGAGAATCAGTCACTTGGAGCGACACAATCGGCGCTCTCTCGTCCATGCGTTACGAAATTCTACGCAAGAAAGACGGAATCCCTGGACAAGCTTATCGCTTCTGGTTTCGGAATAAAGGAAGTTCCCCTATTTCTTTGCAGTACGGAAATGGTGTTCTTTGTGATCCCATAACCATAGATCCCGTAGGTGGTGACAATAAATATGATGTCCCTGGGGGAGCAATTACCCACTTTGTGGTGATCGGTGGTGATGGAGACGATGTAGCCTGGGAAGCCGGCGCGGTGGTGAGGTAGTCATGGCTGGTTGGTATGGTGGGGGTACTCCGGGTCCTGCTGGTCCGCAGGGGCCAGCAGGTAGTGCTCCGACTGGCACGCTGGCGGCGCTGACCGGCGCCAAGCAGTTCCTAGCCCGCCTTTCTGGCGGCCTGACCGCGC